ATTATGCCATTTGGAAACTTTAGGAAACCAAAATATGCCGAAATTATGCTCTTCTGAATTTTTTTGTGAAAAATGTAAAAAAGAATTTAAAAACCGTTCTGGATTATGGAAACATAAATCGAAATGTATTTGTATAAAAACAAATGAAATAATAGTTCAAAACAATAATAATGTTAAACCATCTAACAATGATACTTCACCAGAACTAATAAGCCTTATAACCGAATTGGTAAAGGGGCAGTATGTATTACAAGAATCTATAATAGAATTATGTAAAAATGGAACTCACAACACTACACATACCAACTCGCACAACAAAGCATTTAACCTAAACCTTTTCTTAAACGAGACCTGTAAAGATGCCATGAATATCAATGATTTTGTAGAATCCATCAAGTTACAGGTGAGCGACCTGGAAAATGTCGGCGAAGTGGGCTTTGTAGAAGGTATTTCGAATATTATTGTGAAAAACCTGAATGCTCTGGATATCACCAAACGCCCCATTCATTGCACCGACAAAAAGAGAGAAACCATTTACATTAAAGATGAAAATATTTGGGAAAAAGACGAATCGCAAGGCAAAATGAGGCGGATGATTAAAAAGGTGGTTTCCAAGAACCAACGGTTAATACCAAAATTCAAGGAAGAGAACCCAGATTATAATAATTCCTATTCGAAGGTTTCGGATAAATACAACAAACTTATTATAGAATCCATGGGTGGTTCGGGGGATAATGATGCGGAAAAAGAGGATAAGATTGTGCGAAATATTCTGAAAAATGTGGTAGTGGATAAAGAAAAATAATGTAAAAGCGACTAACTAATTTACACTATTTGTAACCTAATTTTACGTTTAAATTTCTCCTCATTATTAAATAAATATAATTGGAAGTTTTTACATTCGAAATTTTCGAAATTGTCGCTCAGTTTAATTCTGGAAGACAATTTTATTTCAGGAAGAAATACATTATACATATACATTCCATCGTCCGTCGTCGTCTTTTCATAAATATATCCAGTATACACCTTTTTCATTATATCTGAATGATTATGACAAACCTCCAACAACGCACTATCATTTTGTACATTTCGTATTGACCTCATCGTCTTATTTATGTAGTCTATATCTCCTAACCATTTATTATAAAATTCGCTAGCATCCGCGGATAATTGTATTATTTCGTGACATTGTTGAATTTTTATCATATTTAAAAGGTCTACAATACGTCGAATAGGGCTGGTAATATGTATATATGCATCCAACTCCAAAATGTCATGACGAGTATCAAGCGTTCCAGAGGTGGAACCATCTACATATTGACCAGACGCACTATTCATTATTTTAATAAATTTACCAACGTCTTTCGGAATGGTCTCTGGAACAATGTATTCTCGTTTCATTATTGTAGACCTAAACACACCAGTATTATATTTTAAAAGTTCTTTGGCACAATAGTAATTCATAAGAATCATCAAATAGCATACTACATCGTGACTATCTTCAATCCCACTACTAATGTATTTGTATTTCAATGAAAGCTTCCTCGTTACGTGTAAAAGCGCACAATATTTTTTATTCGATAACAATTTCGGCTCTTCATAACAATAATTTTTAATCACTTTTACAAAGCAGTTCAGATATTGAATATCTATAATTTCGTCGTTTTTTATAAAAATATCCATGGTAAATGCGACTCTGGTAACGTTTTCTTGTAAACTGCATAATACATCCGACAACATGGTTGGCATCATCGGTCTTTTTTTATCAGGTAAATAAATCGTTGAAACTCTAGATGAAAACGATTCCCATAACTGAAGAGCATCTAATAATATAGTAACATTAGATATATATATACTTAATTGTTTTACGCCTGTTTCGTGCTCTATAATACTAAACCCGTCATCAAAATCCTTACTGTTCATGGGATCAATCGTCATAATATGCCACTTTTGCTGGTCCGTTCTGTCTTGAATTGATGGATATTTTGTCCGGATGATTTCAAAAATCCCATCATGACTGCTACTTTCGATGACCTTTTTTGAGGTATCTTTGTGAAATTTTTGAATCGATACATTTAACCCTTTGCAGAATAATTGATATTCGTAAAAGTTTTCAAGAATATCAACAGGGCCGATTACATTATCTAGTTTACCTCGCGGATGTTTATCATCCCATTCCTCAAAGGTAAAGGTCACATACATATTTTTAAAAACTTTTAAAAACCCCATATTTTTTATTTCGTAGGGCACCAAGAAAGCAGGTAAACGTATGTCATCTGGTATGCATTTATACAATAGTTTACCAGGCCCCTTTTTATTATTTTGTCGGCCATACGTTTTATTACCAGCCAAGATTAGAACCCCCGGAAGAGGCGGTCCGCATCGAGTGGGTGACGCGGTAATTGTCGCTTTATTATGTTTATCTACTATAAACTCATCATTGGCAAATAATTTACATTCAATAGGGTTGATGTCTAAACTAACTTTATCGAAATGTACGTCGTATATTTCACAACCACTATAACTGCGGTCTTTTACATTTAACTTATAAGTCACCATTGTTGTATACGAAATCTTTTGTATTATGTTTTATCTTTGATAATTTTATTTCAATTTTAAAAATAACAATAAAAAATGAGCCAGATGACCCACTTTTTATTGTTATTTTTATTTTTATATGCTCGATGTAATTTTTTCTAATAATTTTGCAGAAGCACTACGACATTCGCTTATGGTAGAACGACACATAGCACAATCGCTCGTTGATTTTTTACTTGAATTTATTTGACCAATAATACAGTCACCACAAAATGAATGACAGCATCCAAGTTGTACCATTGAATCATTCGTCATTTCGGAGTAACAAATAGGACATTCGTCGTGAGATTCGCTCGTCAAAGATGGGTTATGAGTGATGGTAGGTATTTTCTTAAGTACAACTCTTGGTTGATAAGGAACACCAAACCATGAATGCATATGGTTATTTAACCAAAACCTAATACGGTTCATATCTATAAGATATCTTCCACTGTTTTTTATGATCATATTTAACTTATCCATGGCAAAACGCATTTCATTTTCATTTCTTACAATTCCTGATAATAGGTTATTATTGGGATGCAAATACATATCAAGAATGGTTCTTGCATTGGTTGAAGAGTCGTTTTTCAATTCATTTTCAGCGTATTGAATATAATAAGTATGCAGTTTTTCTTGGTACTCACTACGTGTCGTTCGTGAATTTGTATCCAATCGAATTAACCTAGCTAATATTCTATACTCGCTTATTGATAAGTGGTCCAACCACAATTTATGGGTTTTTTCTGTATTTGGATGGGTCTTTAGATAGCGACTGGTGGTTAAATACATAAACATAGCACTTCTGTGTAACCTTTCAGTGTCAGGATGACTGCAGTTTCGAATGTTATGCCCAGTGCATTTGCAAAACGAACAGCTAGGAGTACGACGTTCAAGGCTGAAACTAAACGGAACAAACAAACTTCTATTCTCTTCTGCATTTACCAAGTTTATTACACTTTCTATACTTTGAATGCGGTCAAGATTAATTTCTAGTGGCTGGTTTTGAACGGCGGTCATTGCGGACATTTAATTTTGAATTATTATTGGTGTAATTAGGGTTGTATAAGACCCATTGCAAAAAAGCATTTCAATTTTTTTTAAATCGACTTTCGTTCCCAACGAATAAAATTTTATGATTTTCCCTTTCGTAAAACTCAAGGTGGATAAAATGCGTATTATTCAAGGGTGTAAAAAGTATTAGAAACAAGGTGATATATGTATATATTATGGAAAAACGCGTGGTGGCGATTATTATGGCAGGAGGCCTTGGAAAAAGAATGGAATCGGACCTTCCAAAAGTACTACACAAAGTGGGCGGGGTTTCGATGATTAACCGTGTTTTATTGTCCTTGAAAGATCTAGAGAAGAAAACGGGTGTGTTGGACAAAATTATTGTCGTGGTAGGGAAATATAAAGAGCAAATACGCGCGGTTATTGAAGAGTTGGAGGGGTTGCCTAGGCTCGTTTATGTTACGCAACCTGAGCCACAAGGAACCGGTCATGCGATAATGTGCTGTAGGGAGGAATTGGCGGAGTGCCCCAACAGCGACGTTTTGATTCTCTCTGGCGACGTTCCCTTGTTGACGATTCATACCATGCAAAATTTGTTGGGCATGAAACGTGATGTGAAATTGATTGCGACGAATTTGGCGGACCCTACTGGTTACGGTAGAATTGTAACGAAAGATGGCAAATTTGATAGGATTGTTGAACAGAAGGATTGTAATTCTGATGAATTGCAAATTTCGACTGTAAATGGTGGAATTTATTGTATAAAGTCGTCTTTGTTAACAAAGTATTTACCCTATTTGACGAACCATAACAAACAGTGCGAATATTATTTAACCGATATTATAGAAATTATTAAAACACACGAGAACGTGGATATAGATATATTGCACATTGAAAAGGACCGCGTGCACGAGATTATAGGGGTGAATACCATACAACAATTGGTGGAGCTAGAAGAAATGCTCGATATGAAGGAAATGATGGAAAAGAAAGACAATAAAAGGCAATATTGATAATAAAAATAAAATTGATAAATATAAAAGAACAAATGTAACTGCATCTAAAACTAAAACTAAAGCTAAACCCAACAAAAGGAAAAAATGTTAATGGAAACAACTGCTGAACATAGAAATAACCGAATCGCAAACCATATGAATATTCGTCACCAAAGAACAGAGAGAAGATGTTCTTATTGTAGACAACCAGGTCACACTATTACCAGGTGTAATAGTGATAGAATACGCGAGTTTGAACTAATTTGTGCCGAAACTGCTAGAAATATAAATGTGCCAGATGATTTCAAAAAATGGCTATCCGATAATTACATGAACAACCAATCCCTTTTAAAAACATTTGTGATTCGAAGAATGGGGTATACAAATCGAATACGCATTCCGAATTGCATTGATTTAATAGCCGATTATATTTACCGCAAATATAGACCTGAGATGTTTAATCATGGGAATAGAATTTTGAATAATGATGAGTCATCAGAGAATACTAATATAGATGACAATGACAATGATAACGATGCACTACGTGATAATACGCATTTTGAAAACGAATTTATAAATTTCTTAGTGCAGCTTCGAACCAACCGAAATATAAATAGATCATTATCAGAAGACCAACACGTGCAAAATATGGGGAATATGGAAAGACTCCTTATTCAAGAATTATTTATGTCATTCTTGCATAATTTCAATAATGGTCATAGAATCGGCGAAATAAACAATGGTCCTAGAAAGTTTAATATAAATTCGATGATTGACATTTCAGATGAGAACGATACCAATGAAAATACCAGATGTAATATTTGTTGGGATGAAAAAGAAAACGCTCAATTTGTTAAATTTGGATGTAATCATGAATTTTGCAAAGAATGCGTCATTACCAGTTTCAGAGGGGAGCAAAGACAACATCCTTGTTGCGCACTTTGTCGTAGCGCAGTAATGTCGATGAGTTGCAAAACCGTAGAAGTTCATGCTGAACTAGCCGTATTTATCGTATAAATAGGAGGTATATTTGTTGTATAAGTATACATTTTTTATTTACATGTAGTGTCTGTATATACATGTAAATAAATAACAGAAACAATAAAATATTATATAAAAGAAAAATTTAAAAATAAAAACCGTAAATTCACCATCAAATTTTCCCAAAACGTGGAAAACATCATCATCCCAGAATTCGTTTTATTTTTATCTATATTGTTGTCTTTAATTGGTAGGCGTCACTATAGGACCGCCTCATCCTCCCTTCATAACTCCAGGCGGAGCAGCCATAGGGGTCATTGGTTCGCCTCAACCACCGCGCATGAAAACGCGCTTAGACTTTTTTACACGCTGTTTATTGCCACGTTTCTTTGTTGCACCTCGACGTCTAGTGCTACGCTTCTTTGTTTTTCCAAATACGGAAAACAGTTTCTGCAAAAACTTCATTTTATATTATAACAAGAAAAAATTTATTTAGTCTATTTGGGTGCCAATGTTGTTACTTCCTTCATTTGCCAATACTGGTTCTACACCACTTGGTTCTGAAATATCGTGGCTATTTTCTACATGGTTCAAGTCATCAGTAGGCTCTATAATTTCGTTATTTAATTCTTTAATACTGGCTTTTTTTACTACATTTCGTTTCACGTTTTGTATTTGTAACGCATGCAGACCAATATACGGCAAAATCGCGGCATTATTCATATAAGTCCTATAATTGAAACACGAAATACTCGTATGATTGTTAAATTTAATACTATACCACCAATACGCAGGAATAAACAATGTTTTACCTGGAACCAGGGTAAACTCTAAACATTTAATTTTATCAAAATCCGCGCTATATTTTGGCTGCGGCGACCATGGATTCACTGGAGATTTAAATTCAAAGTTTTCATAATCATAAATCGGATACAAATATTTTGCACTATGCGGAGGTGCCAATTTGATTTGCGCAGTCCCTTCCGTCAAGAGCAAGAAATTTCTATAATTGATTTCATACCTAAACGGGGTACATGTTCCGTTACTACCCATCATAACATCATAATTGCAATTCGACACCATATAGGGTCGTAAAAACTCGTCGTTATATTTAAGATTCTTAACGACCCCTGTTTCTTCTAAAAATTCCTTGTTATTTTCGGAAAAATACGTTGCATTTTTATCTTCTTCAAATAATTTCACGGCTGCATGTATGGGGAGAGGTATATATAACTCCACATTGGGGTCTGTTTCTTTAATATTTCGAATTTTGACCTCGAAAGCATGATAATTATTGGCAATATACGTTTTGTTGGACGACTCTATTATTTTTTCACAATCAAAGTCAAACAATACTGGCTGCCTTATATCACAAATTTCTTCTAAACGTTCCTTCGAAGGTTGGTCAACTTCATACATTTCTAAATCTTCACTCGTTTTCAAATGAAATTGAATGTGTAAATAAATAAATAATACTAAACAAAAAATAAAGAATCCAATTATCATTTTCATTGTATAATCTTAAATAAAAATAATAATAATTTTTGTCAACTAGAACGAAGCAAAGCAAAGCACTATTTATTCGTCCGATTTCGGTGCAATGTAAAATATCAACGAGCTTTCATCGCCTAAATCATACTTTATCTTCATAGGACATTGATTGCTTAATGAAAAATCGATGTCTGGTGAAAGTTTATTGGTAATGCACATTTTATGAATATAGACTAAACTGTAGGTCAAGACAATTTCTTCGTCTTCTATAACACTGTAACTCGTGAGGTCATCGACTGGAATATCCACTCGCATTTCACCTGCTAAACCATTGGTGGTTAAACGAACATTGTCATTGGAGCAATGGATAATAATATCGT